TGATTTACCCGCCCGTCGTGTATCAATAAACGGTTCCGAGGTTTACGCATACGGTATTGAGAGAAAGAAGAAACAAACGTTTAGTTTTCCGGCAAATGACGACCCAAACCCGATGCAGCTAATAAAAACTTATATCGGTAACGGTCAAGTTGATAAATTAAGCGTAAATTTGTGCAGTCGTTCAATTAAAACAACTTTGAAGTATGACACCGAATAACAATTTGTCTGTATTGCCGTTTTATGAAAGTCCGCAATACCAAGATTATAAAAAATCGTATGCGTATGGCGACGTTTACCCGTTGTTTACGCCTATAAATAAATTATTGCCGTTTCAAATCATACGTCCGACCCGTACCAATTCGATTGCATGGGTGCGGATTTACGATTATAAATTTACCCGTATATTGGCAGATATAACAACGATGATGAAAGAAACCGGATTGCAGATTGTCCGGTTTGCTAATTACGGTTATGATGTTATTGTTTATCCGGGATTGTTGCCGTTATCTTTGGATTTACCGGAGGGGCGATATATGATTGCTATTAGCGACGGCGCACAAACGTTTTATTCGGACGTATTTACATGGATTTCCGGGGGAATGGATGGTTATTTGTGCATTGAATGGAGCGACGCCGCCAATATGGAGGTTGACGGCGGACAAATCGTTTACGAGGGCGTCCAATTCAAAAACCGGGTTTACGTATGTTCGGAGTTGGGAAAGCCGGAATACAAGTTTGAGGAAGAGGGCGAAGAACGGGACGGGTATTTTTTCCCGGAAAAACAAATATCGGAAAAAACGTTTCGGTTTATCTTTTTAGCCCCCGAATACCTTTGCGACGTAATGCGGTTAATCCGTATGAGTGATTTTGTAACGGTATATAGTCAAGGCAGGAAATACGATTGCGACACGTTTCTAATCACCCCCAAATGGCAAACACAGGGCAATTTGGCGTCCGTCGAATGTGAATTTGAATGCGCAACCGTGGTTAAGAAAATCGGACGGGGCGTTATACCAACGACCGGGGGCGATTACAACAAAGACTTTAATAATGATTTCAACAACAATGATGTTGGTTAATTTTTGAAACAATGGGAAATTACGAAGAATTGAAAGCCGCCGTTGCGTCCGTTATTAAGACGAACGGCAACCAAGAAATTACGGGACAGGTTTTGCAAAACACGTTGACAACTTTAATTAGTCAAGTAGGAGCAAACGCAACGTTCGCCGGGATTGCAACCCCGGAAACCACCCCCGGAACGCCCGACCAAAACGTTTTTTATATCGCCGGGCAAAGTGGAGTTTACGCTAATTTTGGCGGGTATGAAGTAACCAAAAACGCCGTTGCGTTTAATAACGTTGGCGGCAATTGGGTTGCAACCGAGTTAAATTTATTAAGTAGTGATTTTGGGAATAGTGCGGTTTACGATATGGCATATTCCGGTTATTTGCCCGTTGATTTAGGGCATTTGTACACCCATTCCGGCGGTACAGGTCGTTATGTTGCGTCGTCCGCATGGGACGCCGTAATGTTGAGAATTTATAACCCAACGGGAAAGTTGGAGTTAGTGGGCGCAAACATAGCCGCCAACGCAGGCTTTGTATTTTTTGATGATACAAAGATTAAAAGCACAATTATAGGTTCTAACCAAACCGGAGATATTCCAGCAGGTGCAAAACTTTGTGTAATTAATTTGCGCAAGGCTGACAATCCGGACGGGTACGCAAATTTGAGGGTTCGCCAATATGCAAGCGGAGCCGACCGCAACGAGGTATCAGTATTGAACCAAAGCGCATTAGAAGTATTTAGCGATACTTATAATATGGCGGTAAAGTTCGACGACCAAGATATTACGCCGGAACCAATAATCGGGCAATGGTTTAATTCCAAAATTCCGGCTATGGTAGTAAACGAAAACTATAAATGCTACAAATTGGACGTTTCCGGCTATGTGGGTAAGGTATTGCACGGATATACACGCACGTCCGGGACGATGTGGAGTTGTGCAATGACGGACGAAAATAACGTTGTTTTGGCAAAGTTTAATTATCGCACTCCGGGCGACGGACAAGACGCAATAGTTGACCGAATGTTTTATATTGGTGGCGGCGTAAAGTATCTGTATATTAATTGTTCGGTTGCTTATATGGGGGCTTTCATAAAAACGACGAAACGGGAATTGAATACGAATAAAGTAGATATTTCCCCCGTTAATATGAAGATGCGGGACGTTGCGACCTATATAGGCGAACCGTTTGTTATACCGGACCATTTCGGCGAATTGTCCGGCGGTGCATCCGATAACGGAAACATTAAACCGTCGAAAAATTTCGATTTGGTTGTTATCAAATTGTTATCCGACAAACCAATTATCGTGGAGGGTGCAACGTGTAAGTTTTATTTGTTCTATAATTCCGGCGACCTCAAAAACGAAACGTATTTAGGATATAATACGACCGGAGATTATATTACAGGCGCACAATATGCGGCGTTGTTGTTTGAAAAATCGACGGGTTCCAACGGCTTAAATTACAATCAAATCCGTATTGTACAAGACGGAACCGTTATAAAGCACGATGATATATTGCGGGAAAATAATATTGCAGTATTAACGCCAAACGCAAATACGCTCGGAGAATGGATTTATAGCGATGGAACAACACGGCAAAATGATTCTTTCAGATACAGCCGTTACAATATTTCGTTAACCATATACGACCATTTGTTGCTTACTTCAAATTATGGTTCAACTACTTCGTTTGCCCCGGTTCACTATTACGATAAAGACGATAATTATTTAGGCAATGAATTGTTTTTTAATTATACCCCCGGCGGCGTTAGTTTTACAAACAGACCTTTGAGTATTCCCGATAATACGGCATATATTTTGGTTAATTACTCTAATTCGGCCGGCGGTCATTTATCAATCCAAGCTAAAGGAGAATATTATGATTTGGCGCAAATGGAAACCGATATTGAAAATATCAAAGGCGGTAAAAAGTTAATCAAATTGCACGTTTACGACACGGAACCCGGAAGAAATGAAAATGCGTTCTATGTACGTGCGAAATACAACGATACAAAGGATATATTGTTGTTGTATTACATTAACCTCAATACTTTATTGTCGCCTAAAACGGCATATATTGGGGCAAACACTTTGAGCGATGCGGATTTGATGGCGTCGGCAAACATTGTTTCTAATCATTCGGATAGTACCGCCCCGTTGTTCCAAAGTTCATTATATTGGTATTTGTACGCCCAACATGGGTACGTTATCCCGGTCGTTCCAAATACCGTGGGATTGACAACCGCCGATATTGGGGCATTGTGGAAAGACCAATTAGACCGCCAATATAACATCGGCAACGTTGTTGGTTCCTCAATCTATTTGTTACCCGTTATTATGAGGGGAACCGAGGGCAACGATACACGGGGTTGGAAAGCGCCAACCAATCCGGTTATAACCTCTTTGACGTATGTAAGTGGCGGCGTTATTACCACACCAATAACCGTTGCGTCGCAATCAACAACCCAATTGCGCCCAATTATGAAACATGAAAATCGTAAATTCTACATTGACGGCAAAGAATTAACCGAGCCGGGCGACTATGTGTGTAACGATTTTACCGTTTCAGAAAGCCAAACGGGCTACGACCCCGCAAGTATTGAAACGTGGTTCCCAACGCCGGGCGCAATAGGTACGCCGGATTTGACCGGAGCCGTTGAAATGGCACGGTTTACTTGGTCGTATAATTTCCGGGGTGCGCAATGTTGCGTTAATACGACGATTGACATACGCCGCAAAGTTGAGTGTCAAAGTTACGGGGCAACCCAACAACAAACGTTCGTCGATACGGGTAATTATAAGGCTATGTTTATGATACCAAAAGCCGCAAACGCAAGCAACGGCACGGTATTAGAAAAGCCGTTTAATTCGCCGTCGTTAGGTTCAACGGGTTATTCGTTCTTTAGGAATGCCACGTACTTAAAAGACGTTGACAAACCGATTGACAGATTGATTGCCATGTTGCACAATCCAAATGATAATACGTATTTGGTTGGTATGGCGGCGGGGTTATCGCTTGTAAGCGGGGAAACAATCCCGGCAAAACGTAACGCAAACATTCCAATTGCACCCAACGCCAACGATGCGCATTATAGGTTAGGAAGTTTTAGCCCGTCGAATAACAATAAATTTTATATTGCCGCAATCAATACGTCGCCGTTTGCGGATGATGGGTACAATTTGCCTAATACCTATTTCAAGGAAATAAACTATTATATTTCTTACTTTGACCCGGCGGCAAATCCGGGACAATTATATTGGTATAAGGACGGCAATAGTTATATTATCTATTCGCATTGCCAAAGTGTACAAAGCCGGGTTGCGTTGACGTTACCCGATTTCATGGAGGGTTTGAACGTGGAAATTGTAGAGCAAACAGACAACGCCGTATTGTTGACCGATACCGTGCAAAACGGAAAGTTGTTTGTAAGTTACAACACGGACGACGCCAATTATTTAGTATTACGAACGAAGTAAGAACCGCCGGGGAGCAATCCCCGGCATAACAATTTGATGATATGGAGAAAATTTTTACATGGGAACAATGGCGTATGATATTCGCCACGTCGTTAAGCCCGGTTTTAGCCTATTTAACCCCAACGGCGGGTTTTATGTACGCATTGATTATAATGTTTGCTTTCAATATTTGGGCGGGTATGCGGGCGGATGGGGTAAGCGTAAGACATTGCAAAAACTTTCGTTTCAGTAAGTTTAAAAACGCTTTGGCGGAATTGCTTTTGTACGTTATTATTATACACGTTATTTATTCGGTAATGCTGCAATGTGGCGATAATGAAGCCGCCAAAATAGTAATTAAATCGCTTACTTATGTTTTTATGTATGTGTATTTGCAAAACGCATTCCGCAACCTTATTAAAGCATATCCCACAGAGATTGCATTGCGTATTATTTACC